TACAGCCCAGAGGCGGCGACCTTGCCGAGCGGGATGCCGGACTTCATGACCGTGCGGCCCTGAAGCAGCGGGTTCGCCGAGACGACGTAGTGGGTGCCCGCGACGAACTTGCTCAGGTCGAGGGTGATGGTGTTGGTGTCCTGGACTCCTACCAGGGACGCGAGCCACGGCCGGTCGGCGGTGACGCTGTCCGTGTAGGAGTAGGGCTGGAAGTCGTTCACGACTGCCTCTCCTCATGAAAACGGCGGTGACAGCTGCACCCCTGGGGGTGTGCGTCCACGAGGAGAGGGCGTGGTCCCAACCCCGGCCGTGGCCGGGAAGTCTGTGGTTCAGGCGGCGGGCTTGTGGCCGCGGAGGCGGGCCATTTCGCGGCCTCGGTCGCCGGGCTTGCCGGTGGGTGCCTGTCGTGCCGGGGGGCCGCCTGCGGGTGCACCGCCGGGAGCCGGGGGGAGCTGCGTGACGGCGGAGTCAGCGGGCTGGGTGGCTCCGAAGAACGCCGGCCGCCTCGTCTTGATCCGCTCGGCTGCTGCCGTGATGGCGTCGGTGTCGGCGTCCGGGGTGGTGCGGAGCTCGCGCTCCAGGAGCGCCATGGCGTCCTGCAGGTTCGGTGCGTCGTCGGTGTCGATGGCGCCGAGCCGGGTCAGGGCCTGCTCGAGGCTTACGGTTCGACGTTCCGCGGCCAGGGCGGCCCGGTCGGCTTCGAGTGTCTTGCGTTCCTCTGCGACCTGGCGGGCCTGCTTCTCCTGCTCGGAGAGTGCGTCTTCCTGTGCCTTGCGGGCGGCGGCGATGAAAGTCGCGGCGTCCTCGATGGTGGTGAACCCGTGCTGCTCCGCGAACTCCTTGGCGGCGCTGCGCTTCCCCTGGGCCTTTTCCTTCGCGGCGAGCGCTTCGACTTCGGCCTGCGTGAAGGTGCGCTGCGCGGGCGGGGCGGGCTTCGGAGCCTGGCCATCCGTACTGGCTGAGTCGCTGGCGTCTCCGGCACCACCGTCGTTGTAGAACACGCCGAGGCTGGCGACACCTGTGTAGGGGTGCGCCCACACCGTGCTGGCGGGGGTGGTGTGGTGCTGCGTGGGGCGACGCATAAGCGCAAGTCCTCCCGAACTTGTTCCAGGCCCCGCGCCTGAGATCAAGGAAAGCACGGCTCGGGTCATTCGTTCCCCCTGCTCCCCTGCTACCCCTGTTCCAGGAGGTTCTGAACAGTGTCGTCGGCCGCGGCAGGCGGCAGGTTCGGCACGGGAGGCTCCGGGTTTTCCGGGGCCTGACGGCCGAGGAAGGAAGCGACTTCGTCGGGGTTGCCGAGGGCGTCGGCAAGGAACCGGGCCTGCTCGAACGCCCGGGACTGGATGAGTTCGATCTCCTGCTCGATGTCGTCGATGGGGAACCCGGCGTCGGCGAGCATCCGCACCCCGGTCTCGAGGGAGATGACGCCCTTGGGGACACCGTTGGCGACCTGCTCCAAAACGGCGGCCTTGTCGGTGGGGGTGTACGGGCCACGGACGAGTTCGGCGTCCTGCGGGGTGATCCCGGCCCAGTCGTCGTGCTGGCCTGCCAGGTAGAGACGCTGGACGAACTTCAGGAGGAGTCGTTCCTTGTGTTCGCGGGCCAGGCGCATGCTGCCGATGAGGGAGTCGAGGGGGCCCAGGGAGACCTGCATGGCGAACCCGGACGGCACCTCGGACGGGCTGAGAGTGCCCAGGGATACGGCGGGCAGCCGCACGATGTTGGAGGCCCGGTCCTTCAGGTCGGCAACATGGTTGCGGAGTTCTGCCAGGGCCGTGGAAGTGTCGACGGCGGTCAGGCGGCCGGTCTCGCCGAGCTTGAAGACCATGCCCGGTCCGGCGGCCAGCTCCTGCCGGGAGTCGGTGACACCGGACACGGCGAGCATGGGCAGTCCGGTGGTTGCGGACGCGCGGGCGGAGTCGGTGTCTGACCCGGCGAGCTCGTCGAAGACCTGCAGGGCCTTCGCGAGGCTGGACTGCCCCCAGTGCTCCTCTGCCGGCGGCACCGTGTTCGGGACGTGGATGACCGGGATGAAGTCGATGAGGAGGTCGAGGTGGTCGAGGACCTCACCGTCCGACCGGGTGGCATAGGTGGCACTGGCGAGGGGCAGGGAGTCGACGTCGACAGGGCCTTTGAGGTCGCCGATGACCCAGGTGGCGTCGGTGAGGTAGCAGGTGAAGTAGGAGGGTTCGTCGTTCCACGCGTACTGGCGGGCGATGGCCCCGGTGACGGGTTCGATGGTGTCGCCGGCCGTCAGCACGGGCGCTGCGGGCTCCGTCCCGTCTTCGCCCTCCACCACGGGGGCGGGAGGAAAGGCGCGGACCGCACGGGTACCGGTCTCGTCGACCCCGGTCACGGTCAGCGGCCGAATCCAGTCCAGCTCGTACGTGATGCGCCGCAACCGGGCCTTGAGGTCCCGCTTGGGATCCGCGGGAAGTTCCCAGGCGAAGTGAACACGGCGCGGGTACTCCCCACCGTCGTCGTCCTCCCCGATGACGGGGAAGTAGAACCCGGGGTCGGTGACGCGCAGGGTCGGGCGGCGCTTCGCCGGATCCCACGCCATGCGGTACACGCCGTCCCCGAGTGCAACGGTCTTCCGCTCGCACTGCTGCAGACGCATGGGCAGCAGTTCGGCCTTGGCCCAGTCGCGCAGGAGTTCCTGGACGCGTTCCGCAGCTGCGGCTGACACAGTCCCGTTCTGTACCGTTCCGGTCTGCTCCGCACCGGGGACCACGATCTTCTGCTCGCGGCCCAGCACGTTCGATACGAGGGTGTCGATGAACATCGACGGGTCCCCGAACTCGCGCCGGTCGCGGGCGTTCGGGCCGTCGACGACCTCGGCGATCTCCGCGGCCTGGTTGTGGTCGTAGGCGGACAGCAGCTTGTACGCGGCGAGGCGCCGTTCGTCCTCGGCCGGCACCCACATGGCCTGCGCTTCGGGGAACGCACGACGGTTGGGCATGCCCATCGCGTCGCTGTAGACAGGCTTGTAGTTCAGCCAGCTCCATGCGTGGATGGCGATCTGCCTGAGACCCACCAGAAACCCCTCTGCACCAGGCCCCGCGCCATGTGATCAGCGTACGGGCGCGGGGCCTGGGTGTTGCCCCCGGTCAACGGCGGCCCGTTAGCCTCTGGTCGGCGTACGAGGAGCTACCCACGGACGCGGAGGCAGGGTTGGCGAGCTCGGTGAGGGCGTGGACGGCGGCGTCCATGCGGTCGGGTGAGTCGAGGCCAGGCACCCAGGTGACCATCTGTGTCTCCAGTGCGGGGAACTCTGCAGTGTGGTGGACGAGCCCGGTTTCGTACAGCTGGGCGATGGGCTCGGCGCGCAGCCGCTTCCCCTTCTTCGCGGTCACTTCGACGATCCTGGGCATCGGCTGGCCCTTGGTTCGGCCTTGCCGCTCGAGCTCGGCCCATGCCTGGACGACGTTCTGGCGTGCCATGTCGCCGCCGTAGTTCGTCTCCACGACGATGGCGTCCGCCTGCAGGTCAAGGGCGAGGATGCACGTCTCGCGCCCTCGGGCGTCGGCGGAGTGGTTGCCGGTGCGGTCGGCGAGGACGTAGTAGTGGCCGTCGGTGGAGCGGCCTGCGGCAACGATTCCGGATTCGTCGTGTCCTGGGGTGTCGCCTCCGGCGGGGTCGAGGGCGACGACGACGCGGGAGAGGTCGACGGCCCGGAACGCGATCGGGTCGATGCGGTTCTCGGTGATCCAGGGCCACTTCCACACGCCGCCTTCGAGGGGGCGGGGCTGCTGTTGGTAGAGCGCCCACCAGACTCGTTCGCCGACGGCCTTCTTGGTGCGGTGGAGTTCTTCGGCATCGTACTGGGCGGGCCACAGGGCTTCGCCGGGTTCGCGTCCGAGGGGGTCGGTGGCGGACAGGGCGAGGGCCGGCAGGTCGATGAGGGTCCAGTTCTCGGGTTCGGTGGCGAGGATCTGTCCGGACAGGTCGAGCTCATGCCACCTGGTGTTGATCAAGACGATGGAGGCGCCGGGGGCACGACGCGTGTAGAAGACGGACCGGTACCAGTCCCAGTCGCGTTGGCGTTGGGCTGGGCTGTTCGCGTCGTCGGAGCCTTTAAAAGGATCATCGATCACACCGAGCGAAAATCCTTTGCCAGTAAGCGAGCCTCCGACGCCGGCGGTGACCATGCCGCCGCGCACGGACGACCCGCGCGGTGCTTCGAGGTCGAACCGGTTCGCGGCGTGGGATCCGGGGTCGAGGCGGACGCCGAGGGTGTCGGAGTGCTCGCGAAGCTGGTCGCGGACCCATCGGCCGTGGTCGTCGGCGAGTTCGGCACCGTAGGAGGCGAGCATGACGCGGGCGGTCGGGTTGCGCCGCAGGTACCAGAGCGGACCCCAGCGGGACGCCCTCTGGCTTTTTCCGTGCCGCGGCGGGCAGGTAATCATCACCTGCATGCGCTCGCCTGCGGCAATGCGACGGAACACGTCATCAATCATGTCGAGGTGCGGGGCCTGCTTCTCCCGGTTCTCGGTGAGGACTGCGGCAAGGGCGCCCGGGGACAGGTCCATGGCCATCTGGCGTTCCACCCAGGCCAGTCGGCGGCGCACGTCGGGGCCGGCCTGCTGGGCGATGCGCTTGCGGGCGGCGACGGGAAGGGTCCGGTAGTGCTCGAGGAG